TAACAGTTGATGTGCCGTGTTCACCCCTTTCGGGGCGAGCAGAGGGTCATCGTGTTAGTGACGAACAGTCAGTTTAGACTGTTAAACCACCGCCCGCCCCTCAGCGTCAAGCTGCTGCCTTTCGGCAACAGCTCGGCGCCTCAGGGCGGGCGATGATTGTGGTGCCCAGAGGGCATCCGTCCACCCACGTTTTGATCGTACACGGTGTGGGACCGCGTATTCTAACCCGCGATCACTACTTACGCTCAAACTAGAGAGCCTAAGCAGTGAATCTTGGAGGTGCCACCAAGCACCTTTAGAGATACCAATAGTGGTACCTCCTACCAAGAGGCATGGGGTTTCATACTTATGCAACTTCCTGTTAAACCTAACAGGGGTATTGCTTCGCATGAGACCGTCAAGCCCAACGTTAATATACCGGTAGATGCCTTGGGCATCCGGGTTGTTACCAAGAGGTAACACCCCGAACTTCCTCGACACCATCCTGTACAGCACGTCCGCAGTTGACGCATACCCATCCATATACATGGCCTTTGCAAGCCTGCATGTGGATGTTGCGCCAGAAACGGTGATGAAATCAACCTTCCGTAGTCTATGGGGAGTCACGTCTACGCCTTTGTAGGCATCAACGCCACAGGATTCTCTGAAGAACCCGTGCCGGAACGTCTTAGCTAGGTTAGGTACTAAACCCGACCGCACCAAGGCGCTCACAGCTCCATCATAGTATTTTCTAGGGAAGACAATGTCATCACCGAAGACATAGACATCATTACAGTAAAGACCGTAACGACATCGTATGCCAGAACGAACCAATGCATAGAACAGCAGGCTTTGAACAGGGAAGCAAAGAGCGTTCCCCATCGGAGCCCACTTTCTAAGCGATATGACGCGGTTATCCAATAACCTCACCTTGTTAGCACGGCTGCATGAGATCCATGAGTAAGCATAGTCACCAAAAAGGTGTCTTACTAACTCACAGCTAATGCGGTCGCTCGCCTCCTTTAAGTCGAGAGTTACAAACTCCCGGCTTAACGAAGAACGAAGTGCTAGTCCACCGTTAATCGTCTGATCGTTGAACGCTATGCGTCCATAAGCAGGCGACTTTGGGTGGGTTATAGCACGCTCAAGGAGAACACGACAACCCTGTTGGATCCATATTGCCTCTTTAGGATGCACGCAAATTAAGCGTGGACCCCTGGAGTCTTTAGGGACTGCAACAAGTCTAGCGACTATGTCGCTAGCTTCTGTCAAATCTTCATCGCCTTTCACCAATACGTCATCCCAAAAACTGGGAATAGCGCAGAAGTGATCAGCGAATCTGTATTTGTCATCAATCGTCGTGTAGATAGTCCGGAAATTACTCTTATGCCACGGCTTAGCTAGGGGATAAACTGCCCCAGGTCCATGACACGGAGTAATCTCTGACCAATTAATACGGTATATAATACCGCCTATTATTTGCCGC